AATCCACAAGGTGCATATGACTTTAGCAGTGATGCCGCAAGTGCTGGTAGTCACGGTTGGGCAACAGTAAATTATTCAAATGTAAGTGGAACAAGTGGTGCTGAAATAAGTATCAACAACGGTATGAGCACAGGTGCTGGAACAGTTGGTGATATGAAGTTGTCCCTACATCGTAAAGACAACAGTTATAGTGCAAACACAGAAGTAACTATATTTGCATTATTCACAGCCGCAGATGCTGGAACAACCGCCGATGTTATACAGGTAGCAGGTGGTGTTCAATTAGGAGCCGGTAATGCATATACATTTAGCGGTATAACAGATTCAAATTGGACATTCTTAAATGGTAACACATATTCATTTGTAGATGTAGGTTTTGGAGCCAACTACAGAGGAATATATACAACAGGTGGAAGTCCTGTTGCATCAGGTGGAGCAAGTGCGGCACCTTTATCAGGAGGCGGTATATACGAATTTGTAGATAGTGTATCAAGTGGTGTAACTGATAAGACTTGGGCACTAGAATTAGCAGAACAAAGTGAGAATTTAACACTAACAGCAAATTCAACTACACAGATAACATTTACAGATACTGAAACGCAATTTGCCACAACGGCGATACCAGTATTACCAAGTTATGCAAATACTTCTTTACCAGGTGCCGGAACAGCAGGTGGTATGATAATGGTAACAGGTGGAGATAATGCTCCAGCATACAGCAGTGGTAGTGATTGGAAATATATCTATAATAATACAACAGTAACTTAAAGGAGAATATTATGCCAGGACAAAGAGGCGGAATGAAGAAAAAGAAGAAGAAAGGTGCTAAAGGCAAAGGTAGCAAAAGAGGATAAAACCTGGGCAAATTACTTCGCTAAGATTAGAGGAGTATGTCCCTGGAGTTACAACTTAATGGATAAAATATTAGTTGTGAACACACCTGAAAATTGTATACCTACTTGGAGTGCAATATTTCAAGCAGGAACACACGAAGCATTTGTTTATAAATTTAAAGAAGCAAGTGTGGAATGGTTAAAAGCAAAGTGTGATGAACTAAATGCCTCACAAGAACATTCAGAATTCTTGTGGAGTCATCCTAATGAAGGTGGTGATTCAACACCATCACCGGTGCTTATACAACAAAACAGAGCAAAGTTGACAGAATTGCGAAATAAAATAGGATATGAAGATGATTGAAATACCAACAGAAAGCAAATTAGAACTTATGATGACACTTGAAGAAGTCAAAGGTAAATTATATTGTGAAATAGAAGTTGATCAAATAACAAAATTGATATTTGATGGCACATATACAACCTCAGAACAAGTTAAAACACATCCAAGAACATAAAATGCCCAGAATAACAACACAAGAGCTCCACAGTGAAGTTGAGCAGGTTAAAAGAGACATAAATGTTATAAAAGACAATCACCTTGCTCATTTAGAGCGTAGCATGGCCAACTTAGAGGTTGATGTCAAAGACAATAGGAAATACTTCGATATCCGCTTAAACAACTTAGATAACAAAATATGGGCTCTTGTGTTACTTACAATATCAACATTGGGAGCCACTATAGCAAGTATAGTGATGTAATATGCCAGTAGCACCCACAAACATAAGAAAAATAGCACGACGAGTACTAGATGTAAGAGAAACATTACCTAAAAGTCGCCGTGCAGGTACACCAGTAGGATTAGCAAGAGCAAATCAATTAGCAAATGGTGATAATTTATCTCTACAAACACTTATTCGTATGCGTAGTTACCTTATAAGGGCAAGACAGAACTACAAACAAGCAAAATCACAAGGCAAGACCAGAGAAAATTCAAAAGCCATTCAGGCATATGAACTTTGGGGAGGCACACCAGCATTAAGGTGGGCCCAATCACAAATAACCAAGTTAACCAAGTAATCCTTTTAATAATTTACCACTTTTTAGCACCTTTTTGACTTATATAGATAAATAAAAGTATATAAGCAAAAGGAGACCAAAAAATGGCAAAACAAAATTATTGGACTAACAGATACAACAATTTACCCAACTACATAGTAGTAGGTAAAGATATGGATGGTATTACAGGCTTTCAAGTTGTTCATAAAGACGACGAAAGAGAATATTATTCAGGTTGTTATAGAGGTGAAATAACACACGGACTTAGCATGAGCAGACAAGAAATGCAAGACCTAGCAGATAAAATGAACAAGGAGGAGGTGTAATATGCCTAATAAAACAGGATTTATAATAAAACAAAAACCCATGAAGAGTGTATCTACATTCGAAAAGAAATGGGGAGAACCTGCATGGAAAATAGCAGAGCGTGAAAATGTAAGTACCACAACTATTCATATGAGAGTACACAACTATGGTACACCATATCAACGCAAAGCAAAACCCAGCGAATGGGAAGCCAAATACGGTAAAACAATAGTGGAAATATGTAAAGAATTACAAATACACCCAGTTGCATTATCACTAAGAGAAAATTCACACGGTTCAGTATACTGTGAAGATACATTGGAAAGTGTAGGTACTTACAGAAATAAAAAAATAGAAAAGTATAAACACACTAAACACTGGACTGAACTAGCCCAATTTAAAGGTGATAGATTTTGGTTAATGCCAGAACATCCTGATTATCAGAAACAAAGAGATATTGCACTACAATGGGAGTGTGAAAAACATATTGCACTAGCACAAAACAAAATCGCAAACCAAAAGTTAAAATAATCAAAGTGATAAATATATACTGTAAAGGGCGATATACTCCTAAGTTCTAATTCGAACTATGCTATAAATGTTGCCACATATATATACATAAATCATTATTCTTTATGAATTTTGTTTATTTGATTTTATCCCCTTTACTCTTTTATTCTCACGAATAATTGTAATTACAAATGAACTCACTTTATGTGGGTTCATTCTTCTAAAAAAGATAAATAACATTGATACTTAAAAAGTATTTGGCAACATAGCAAAGAATATTATAACAAGGAGTTATTATGCAAATAAACAAATTTAACAAAGGAGAGAATAATGGCAGTATCATATCAAGATATCCCTCAAAGTTATACAAATAAAAACAACGTCAAAGTCTATTATTATAGACGCAAAACACTTGCGAATGGACAAACAAGTCCATATGTATATATTCATGAAGATGAAAAACATGAACTTATACACTGGTTAAACAGATTCGTTATAGATATACAAGCAAAAAGAGTTATAGACAACACATTCCTTGATGAATTAGATACATTGTCCAGTAACTTACCCACAAGCAAAATTTCTCACAAAAAGAACAGTTATATAACATACGCCGCAGGAGTAGTAAGCAATATTATGCGTAATCCTGCTGAAGACATTTCATATAACCAATTGAAATATATACGAGAGTTATATAGGGTTATAAACAGAGTGTATAGTGTGGAATTAGCAAATGAATTAGGTTACAATAATGTAACCAAACAGGACAATCCTGTCCCACAGCAAGTAAATTTTAAACAAGCATAAGGAGAACATAATGCAAATAGATTTTAAAAAACACAACCAATTAATTATTACATGTGATGAACATGAACGTTTTATAGTACAATCAGACCGTAATGGCGATTACCATATATCAAAGTATATAAGTAATCCACAAATAACAAGCAGATTAGTTGAAGAACTAAAAAACAACAAGGAGACAGTATGAATGACATAAGAGATTTAGTAGATACATTTACAGATGTAGATACCGCGAAACAGAGCGAAAATAATATAAAATATAATAATATTAATATAAAAGATACATTACATATTATAGACTTACACAAGACTCGCTCTGAAGGCGAATCTAGTTCGTCTTCGACTCCTATTGGCAGAGCTTCGCTCGAGGCTTCGCCTCCGGAGCATGTTGCTCCAATCGTAAATGTAATTGGAGTGTCGCTGGACCAACCAAGAAAAAAACATCCTGAAAGACGTTCACTGAGAGTCAGTATAGTAAAGAATGATGGAAACCCACAACAATACAGTTGCAAATTAGCACATTATGATCGCAAAAGAGAACTTATAGCAAATATACCTGCAGATCAACAAGACTGGTGGGGATATGCAGACGCATTGGATTTCATAAGCAATCTATCAGATACCAGTAGTGCATATATAGGTAAATTAAAGAATGTTTCCACATATAAATTCGGAACACCCAAAAACATGCCCATAGTGGCAAAAACAGCAGTGGTGTTATGGGTAGATAAACAAGAAGTTCACACAATGTTATGGTTAGGAGATAATCAATACAAAATAGAATTGCAAGACGGCGGTTTAAGTAAAAAACAAAAACAATTCTATGTTGCTACAGGTTATTGGCGTAATCAAGACACAAACATTGTGGAAGAGTTCTAATGAAACAAGTTAATCTTAAAAAATGGCGTGTGTTAAGCATACCTGTAAGAGATACTGAAAAAAGAATATACTTTAGTACATTTGATGATGATGAATATCGTTTGCTTATCAGTATGCATAAAAAATACACCACAAAAGACTGTGTTGAACTTGCATTAGACAAAATAAGTTCAGATCAAGATAAACAGAACATTGATATAATAATGGATTCGTTTCAAACAGAAAAAGACTTGACAACCAATCAAAAAGTGCTATAATGTAAAAATGAATACAATAGATTTAGTTAAATGGGCAAACGCAGTATGCGATCACACAAACACAATTACACAAAGAGGTAATTGGGGTCCGCATAAAGCAAAGATATCGTGTATAGATTGTGGCAAACATATTAAATGGTTAGCAACACAACCAAGTCAATTTGCTCGTATTAAAGGCATAACATTTAAGGAATATAAAAAGACCAGGGTCCACGGGCACTAAGATTCATTGCTCACTCCTAGACCCAATTGGGTTTGGACCTAACATCCAGATTAGTCCGCTGGGGTCGTAAGGACTATTTTTTAGACCTAGGCTTTAATCCCATTTAGCCTTAACTACCAGGATGCCTCACTGGGGTCGTACGAGGCACTTAAATAGTTGTATGCTAAGTCATGAACAACAAATAAAAATAAGCAATCCACACTATAATCAGGATTATGTTACAATATACTGGAATCAGTTGCAACAATTGGGTAATATAACTGAAAAACAATGGAAATTATTGCTAGTACTTGCAGATATGCCTAAAAAAGAACAAAATAAGTATGTGATAATAGAAGATGAACTCATAGAAGCACCCACAAATAAAAAAACACATCAAATTACCGTAAACAGATAAATATAACTGTACGCCAACAGTAGCGAAATATACTGATATACAGGAGTAGCAATGACAACTGATAAAGACCAACAATTACCTTATCAAGTTAAAAACATTAAGTATGGTGAAAAGATCGTAAGAGGCCGTGTCGTAGGACGTAATAAGACTGTTATACCAGAAGAAGAGTTCCTTAAATTAGCAGAACTACATTGCACATGGCAAGAAATATCTGACTTTTACGCAGTACCAGTAAGTACCTTGCGGGACAACTTCGCTGATTTATACCAAAAGGGCACAACCAAAACGAAACAACGTTTAAGACAAGCTCAACTTAAATTAGCAATGAATGGAGACAGAACAATGCTTATTTGGCTTGGAAAGAATATATTAGGTCAATCAGAAAATCCTATTGGTTCAGAAAGTACTCAGGTATTACCATGGTTAGACGATAAAGAACAAGACTAACTAAAATAAAGATATGCAGTTAACAGATATACAGAAAGAAATAGTCAATGACGAAAATCGTTTCAAAATAGTTATATCTGGACGTAGATCCGGTAAAACAATGAGTGCCATAACCAGTCTAGCAAAGTATTCACGTTATCCAAATAAAAAGTGTATGTATATAGCACCAACATACCGTATGGCTAAACAGATTGTTTATGATGACTTATATCAAATGCTTAAAGAACGCAAATGGTTAAAAAAGGTAAATCAGAGCGATTTAGCATTTACCTTAGTTAATGGTTCAGTTATATATCTACGTAGTGCTGACAATCCAGACAGCATCAGGGGTATAGGTTTAGATTATGTGGTATTAGACGAAGCCGCTGATATAAGTGAAGAAGCCTGGAAAGCCGTTATACGTCCCACACTATCAGACAAAGAAGGTCATGCTATGATTATATCCACACCTAAAGGCAGAGGATGGTTATATGATGTATACAATAATGCAAAACATTTGCCTGATTGGAAAGCATGGCAGTTCACAACAGCCGAAGGCGGTATCGTAAGTGAGGAAGAACTTACTCAAGCCCGTATAGATCTAGACGAGCGAACATACAAACAGGAGTATGAAGCACAATTCGTTGATTACAGTGGCCTAATATATTATGCATTTGGTGAACATAACATAAAAGATATGAACTTCGGGTCTAGTGATAACATACCTGTCCACGTTCCAATTGATTTTAATTTGGACCCCGGCTGTGCCGCTATAGCATTT